GGATCGAAGTTGAGTGGCTTCTTTTCCGTGGACGCTTACAACGACTCATCCGGGATGGTGAAGCTACGGCCCACCACCCACACCGATTTGTCGTACGCGGCAATCTCGGTGACGTAAGGAGGTAGAAGCTATGGCGAAAGAAAGCCAAGGAATCATCTGCTATTGGGCCACCGTGACGGTCAACGCCACGCTCGCCGCAAACGTCGTTGGGGAACTGACGGGGTTCTCGGGTCCGAACATGAGCGCGGGCGTGATCGACGTGACCACTCTGCAGAGCACGGCCAAGGAAAAGATGATCGGCCTTTACGACGGCGGACAGATCAGCCTGAATGTGAACTGGGTCGCCACGAATGATGGACAGATCAAGCTCAGGGAAAGCCTCGTTAAGCGGACCAAGGGAAGTCTTCTGATTCAGCTTTCGACGGCGACCACGGCCCAAAAGATCAGCCTTGAGGGGTATGTGATCGGCATGAACGTCAATGGCGCGGTGGATAACGTCCTGAAGGGCGATTTCTCCATCGCCATAACCGGCGGGGCCAGCTTCACCACCGGATAAAACGAGGAGGTGACATATGGCCAGGCAGAGCCAGGGGTGTTTGATCCGGAGGGAATCGTCGGCGGCAGGTTCCACGGCGGTCCTGTCGGCAACGAACACGATCAGTTTTGATTCGACGTTGCGGAGGATCTGTCGGCAGGCGGGTTTCGCCGACTTCTCGACCGGGATGCGGATCGAGGTGAACGCATCGCTCAATACCGGCGTGTGGACGATCAAGACCACGGCGGCAACGGCGCTCACCGTGTACGAAGCCCTGACAGCGCAGGCGTCGGGGAAAAACGTGTCCATCACCGGGCACACCATGCAGAACATCGGGCAGGTCGTGTCATTCAACGGGCCGGGGTTGTCCGGGTCCGTGATCGACGTCACGACCTTACAGTCCACGGCGAAAGAGAAACAGCCCGGCCTATACGACGGGGGCCAGATGTCGCTCTCCGTCCTGTGGGATAATGAGGCGTCCAATGCGAACCTGCATGACGCCCTTGTGCGGGACATGATCGCCCGGACGCTTCGGAAATTCGATGCGGTGTTTGTCGGGCCGACCACAGCGAACACGGGGGCCGTGTATTTCGGCGGCTACATTACGGGGTTTAACATCACGGGGAGCGTGGACAACGTGTTGCGGGCTGATATGACCATCGCGCTTTCGAGCGGTGCGAATTTCATCACCAACGCGGCCACTTAGAACACAAGGAGGAAGGACATGGAACTACTGACGAAAGATCAAATCATGAAGGCAGACGATCTCCCCTTCCGGGACATTGACGTCCCGGAGTGGGGCGGATCGGTGCGTGTACGGACCATGACCGGCGGCGAGCGGGACGCATTCGAGGCCCAGATTTACGACGCCGACTCGAACGGCGTCCGGCTGAACCGGGAGAATTTCCGGGCGAAGCTGCTATCAAAGGTTCTCGTGGACGGCGCCGGGACGCGGCTGTTTTCCGACAAGGAAATCCTGCTACTGTCCGGCAAGAGCTCGAAGGCGATTCAACGCCTGCTCGATGCGGCGCAGGAATTGAACGGGATTTCCGGGGCGGAACAGGAAGCCGTTGAAAAAAAATGAGGAAGCGGGGGTGGGACTTCTTTGTGATGTTCCTCGCCCGCGAACTGAAGATGACCCGGCGGCGGCTACTGTCTGAACTGGACTCCCACGAGATATGTCTCTGGCAGGCGTATTTCAAGGAAAGCCAGAAGCCCCCGGAGGAGAAACAGGACCCGGCAACACTGCGGCACAACCTTGAAACGGCGTTCCTGAATCGGAACCAGAAGGTGAAAAAGGGCAAGAAGAAATGAGGATCGCCAACTGGAACCCCGTCAAGACCGATGCCCGGATCATCCATGCCTCTATGGACCGGCTTGAAAAGGTCGGGGAACTGATCGCGGCTGAAGCGCGGGCGCGTGTACCTGTCGGCCAGGACGTCAAGGCTGGGAGTGGCAAATGGTCCGGGCGGAAGGCGGGCGCATTGAGAGAGACAATTCGGGTGACGCGGCTCAAAGACGACGCCCGGAGGAATATCCGCATTTACGCAGGCAACCGGGAAGTCTATTACGCCCGGTTCGTTGAGCGGGGAACGGTGAAGATGCAGGCGCGGCAGTTTCTAAAGAAAGCCCTGAACGCGTGCAAGGCAAGGGCCAAGATGATCCTCTTGAACGGGGTGTAAGATGACGGGCCGATCTGATCTGACGATATTTGCCGAACTCGATCTTGACGCTTCCCGGTACACGGCGGCTCAACAGAAGTTGCTCCGGGAAGCGACACAGACGACCCTCAATATAGAACAGAACTTCCGAAGCCTCGGGATAAAGTCATCGGCTGAGTTCGATCTGATGCGCAAGAAGATCGAGAACAGCTTTAACATGATTTCAAATTCCTCCAAGGCCACGGCAAACGACCGCCTTCGCGCCGAAAAGGCGATGCATGACCAACTCCAGCGGATCAACGAACAGCAATACGGAAAGCAGATCAGGTTTATAGATGACCTGAAGACGCATTGGAAGGGGTATCTGACGACCATCATAGGCATTGGATATGCCGCAAAACAGGTGATTGACGCATCCCTTCAGATGGAGCGGATCACATCCACCATGAACGCTGTCACCGGCTCGGCTGAACAGACGGCGGGGGCGCTTTCATTTGTCCGGTCAGAGGCGCAACGTCTCGGCCTTCAGATGGATGATACCGCCCTTGCGTATGGTAAGTTCATGGCCGCATCGCGTGGCACGACGCTTGAAGGTGCGAATGCGCAACGCGTTTTTGTCGGCGTGTCCGAGGCTGTCGCCGCCCTGAAGCTCCCCACGGAACAGGCAAACGGAATCTTCCTGGCTCTGTCTCAGATGTTGAGCAAGGGAACGGTGCAGGCCGAAGAATTGCGCGGGCAATTGGGTGAACGGCTCCCTGGCGCATTTCGGCTTGCCGCTGATGCAATGGGCGTATCAACGGCAGAACTGGACAAGATGTTGATGGGCGGGAAGGTCATGGCCGAGGATCTTCTCCCCAAGCTCGCCGTAAAGCTCCACGAAACATACGGAGGGGCCGCAGTAGAGGCCGCGCAGGGCGGGCAGGCGGCGATAAACCGTTTCAACAACGCAATATTTGAAACGAAGGCGGCGGTAGGTGACGCGCTGATGCCCGTCCTTTCCGACGTGCTCGGCTTGATTGCACAGGCCGCGCCGATCATCAAGGATTTCGTTGGCGGACTGAAAATGACCGCCGTTGAGACGTATGGAATTATAGACAAGATTGCCCTGTCGATGCCCTACGCGGCGGGCGATGGATTGCTTCTGTGGAGTATGCCGCAGGAGGTTCGGGACAGGCTCAAGCAAATAGATCAAACCGTCGCCGCACAGAAGCAATCCATCTATGATTCGATGGCGGGAACGGGGGCGGCAGCAGCTAATGCGCGATCCGCAATATCAAAGGGTGTGGCGGGCGGCGGGACAGCCTCGGGCAGCACCGGCGCAGGCGGGAAGGCGGCGGCGACGGCGGCCTATCTCGAATCCACCCGCAACCTGCTCGCACCGTATCAGGCCGACGAGGATTGGGCGCAGTATTTCGAGGGGTATGTCAAGGCACAAGAGGAATTGAAGAAAAAGGCTGAGGAACGTTACGGGACCGAACAGCAATGGTCTTATGACACGACACAGAAGCTACTCGCCAACGCCCGCAAGGTGCAATCCGTATCCGAAGACGTTTGGGATAAGCAGGGATATTATTTCCTCTTGACCGGGGAGAAGACCAAAGAGGCCAACGCCCAAATCCTGCAACAGATGATCACCGACTATGAGGCCACGTTCATCGGCGGCTGGCGGGCGGGACTCGCAAAGATCGAGCAGTATCAAACGACGTGGGGAGACGTCATGCAGCAAATGGCGCTCGAAACCCACCGGGCGATGGCGGACGGTTTCTCGGATGTCTTTTACGATGCCTTCACTGGGAAAATGAAGTCCCTCGAAGACTACTGGAAAAAGATGTCCAAGTCGATCCTCCGGTCATTCACGGATATGATCGGCAAGATGGCGTCCGAAAAGATCATGCTCTATTTCAAAAGCGAGTGGACAACCGGCGGGGCGGACGTCCTGAACATCGTCTCGAAGGTTCTCGGCGTGGCGGGCAACGTGTTCAACGATTTCGGTGGCGGGGATTACCTCGGGTCGTCAAGTTCGACGTACCTGTCCCTTGCCCGTGGCGGCTTTGTCGGCGGCGGCGAT